ATGAGCAGGATAAAGAAACAGCTGGAGATTTGTCCTCCCGCCTATATGTGTAAGAGGCCTAACCGTGAGAACTTCGTCAGTACCGGTCACAAGTGCGGTTACTGCAAGGGCAACGGCTGGTTCTGGGGAACGGAGAAGGGCAGCCGCGAGGACGTGCATGTGCCCTGCCCGGTGTGTGGCGGCAGCGGTGAGCTGGATGCGATTATAACAGTGGACTGGAAACCTTCAAACAAGTGAGCCATGAGAAAGGAATATTATAGAATAGAAAGGAATCAAATGGAATTAAAAGAATTGACATTAAAGATATGTGACATCTTCGGATGTAGCAGCATTACTACACTGCCTGATAAGGTTATGTTTGCTTTGTTTTCTCAGAATCCCACTTTGTATTTTGAGAAGTACAAAGAGTTATGCCCTGATTTGACTGTAGATTGGATGCAAAGGGTATATCAGTTCTACCACGCAGACAGAAAGGAAAAGAAACAAGATTATACACCTGTATCTCTTTCTAAGCTGGTTGCTTTTCTTAGCTATACACCATGTGAGAAAGTTGTGTACGATTGTTGTGCTGGTTCCGGTTCTCTGACTATTCAAAAGTGGTGCACTAATCCGGATTTAAAGTTTGTTTGCGAAGAATTGGATACGAATGTATTGCCTATCCTTCTGTTTAATCTTTGTATTCGCAATATTGATGCGACAGTGGTAAACAAGAATATTCTCACTGGTGATATTATCGGTTCATATAAGGTAATCAGAGGTTCAATATATGGAGTTATACAGCGTCCGATGTTTCCGGAAACAGAATTTCTAAAAGCTGATGTAGGCATTTCCAACCCGCCATTTAATTTAAAAGTTCCTGTATCTGAAGAAATAATCAAAGCTTTACCTCAGAAATACACTTGTAATTTTGCTTTCGTGGCGCATTGCCTGCAAAGGAGTGAAAGATGTGCGTTGATTCTTCCCAGAGGTGTGCTTACAAGCAAAGAAGAGAAAGAGTGCAGGAGATACTTTATTGAGAAGGGATGGCTGCAAGCTGCTATTTCTTTGCCGGAAAAGATGTTTGAGTCTACCTCTGTAGCGACTTGCATACTTTTGTTTGATAAGAAGAAAACGAGTAAAGATGTGATGCTGATTAATGCGGAGGGAATGAAATCTGTTGAAGTAAGAGAACAACGTGGAGAAGGTGGCGCTTCTCATTACAACCGCATCTATAAAAAGGAATTTAATACTTTTTCAGATGAACAGATTGCTGCTATATGCGAACTTACAGTAAAAGAACAGGATTCATTCTCTAAAAGGCTTTCAATCGAAGAACTGGAGCAAAAGGGATACAATCTTACTATTGGCTCATATCTGCCGATAGAATTAAAAGGAACTATTCATCGAGACTTCAACGCTATAATATCAGATATTAACCGTGTCATCAGAGAACGTAATGTTATTAAGGTGACAGTTAATAAGGTATGGGCTGAACGTCTTGGACTTACAGAAATTATAAAAGATTGCGAATCATCCAATGAAGTAGTGAAAGCTATGAATGAAAGTTTTGCATCATTCAAGAATTACGAAGTAAAAGAGAAAATTATTGAGAATAAGTATATTCAATCTTCCAATAGTAAAGTATTTTGTATTGAGAATACTGATAAGGAAATATTGTCAAGCATCATGCCTTTCTTTATGAATATGTATAAGCAGCATATTTATTACCTAAATAATGAAGAGAATAGGCTTCTTTCCGAACTTAGAGATTCGATGCTGCCGCTTCTTATGAATGGAGAATTAACTTTTAAAGATTAGCGTAAAACAAGGTATGCGATTATAACAGTGGATTGGAAACCTTCAAATATATAAATTATGGGAAAGAAGAAAGTTATAGAAAATTGTGTGGGTACCGTTAGTGTTTCCACCAGGATCCAGAACGGTGCCGTAACGACCACTTACCAGTTCAAGGTCGGTTTTGCTGCTCACGGCTGGACTGATAAAAGGGCTAAGGACATTATCCGGGAAATGAAGTCCGGTGTGAAAAATATGATTTTTGCGGATAAAGAACATTTTGGTATCACTGATACGTCCAAAGTGACATTTTACGGTGGTGTCAAAGTTCTTGAGTGCGATTGTATTCTTGAAAAATAACATATTATCAACCATTAAAATTTAACTGAAATGATTACAGAAAAACAGAAAGAGGCAGTAAAGGAACTCTGCCAATACGTGGATAACTTTTGTAAGGAAAATAATCTTAATGCCTTTATGAGCGTTGCGGCAAGTGAGGACCAACCGGACGGGCTTGAGCTGGTAGCCGGCTCAATCATTACCGGCAAGCCTGAACATATTGTCGGCTCTATTTCCGGGATTGTCAAAGCGAATAAGAATGCCTATACGCTGCTTTCCGTGGCACTCATGCAGGCCTACAAGAGAAAGGCTGACATCAATGCCGTCCCGTTCAGTGGGGATTTGAATATGAACTGATGAATGACTATAAATGAACACGAGTGAGAACCTGCACCAGCTCGGCCTTCCGATAGAGAGGTTGAGCAGCGTCCTTCTGAACTGGACGTGTTTTGAGCCGCGTCGTCAGATGCTAATCAGTGCCTCCACAAAGACGGAGGGCTGGGCGATTGTCGAGACGCGGGATTCGCAGCTGGCCGCCGCCATCCTGAAGGATGTCCCTGAGGCCCGTCTGAGGGAACTTGAGAAACCTGTAGTTACGATAGCATTATGAGCAACATATTCAAGAAATTCGAGGGCCTGAAGGTCCGTGTCCAGATCGTGAACGGTTTCGGTCTTCCGGTTGACCGCCACGGTTATGTGGAAGTTGAGGAGAACTGGGCCTATCTTTACGAGAAAGGCCAGAAGGGGAACAGATACATTATGGCGATCAACACCACCAGGAACAGTGTGGTGTCGGTTGAAGTTATTAACCAGTAAACGGCATAGTTATGAAGCATGCGATTCTGACAAAGAAGTCTTATACGGCTCTTGACCCCGAACCGGTCCGGATCACTGAAGTCCGTGTTATCGGAATATTGGTTTATCGTAAGAAGGACTACGTCCGTTTTTGTAGTCCTCCCCATAAAGAAGCCGGTTAATCCTTTTGCAGGTGCACCGTGATGACCAGGTCGGTAGGGGCCGATATTCCGTTAGGACCATAGGTATTGACAAACATTTGTTTGATAGTCCACCCTTCTGCAAGATGTTTTTCAATTTCCGGGAAAGGAAGCAGTGCCGTGGTTCGTTTTGGATCGTAATCACCGACAGTCATCGGCGATTTTTCAGAGATTACTTTTTCCATATTTGTAAATTTGAGTTAGACGGCTACAAAAGTAGCAACCTGTCCCGGTTCGCGATGAATAGGGGCAGTCATTTAAAATAATTTAAAACAGCAAGTACCATGCAGATAGACATCAACACCCGTAAGCAGTTAAACAAGCCCGAAAATTATGCGGCGTTTTACAGTCTTTTGAACCGCCTTCCGACATCGGATCGTGAGGCACTGAAGGAAAGCATCGTTTCCCAGTACACGGAGGGACGTACCACGAGCCTGCGTGACATGACGCTGAAGGAATACAGTGCCGCTGTGTCTGCCATGCAGAAGTTGGTGCCACCCACTTACCGTGAGGAGCTCCGGAAGATTCTCCGTCAGAAGCGTTCGGCGGTGCTTCACCAGATGCAGCTGCTGGGCATCGACACGGCCGACTGGGATCGGGTGAACGCTTTCTGCCGGGACAGCCGTATCGCCGGCATGGAGTTCCGAGAACTTGACTGTGAGGCGTTGGACACGTTACAGGTGAAGCTACGTGCCATCCGCCGCAAATGTGAGAATAAACAACAGTAACAACCATTTAATTTTTTAGTTATGGACTTGAAAGAACAGTTAAAGAGCTTGTCCGCACAGGACAGAAAAGAATTGCTGAAACAGCTCCAGCAGGAAGAGAAGGAAAACAAGCGTAACCGGCGCGATGCCTATGAGGGTCTCCGTGCGCAGTTCATGCTTGAAGTGAAGAACAGGCTGTTTCCGGTCGTGGATGACGTGAAAGCCTTCCGTGACTGGGTAGAGAAGGAAGCCGCCTCTTTCCGCGACCTGATGCGTGACTACGGCCAGCTCCGCAAGGATGACCAGGCGAGTTTCACCATCGTGGACGGTGACATGAAGCTGGAAGTGAGGAGTAACAAGGTGAAGAGCTTCGATGAACGTGCCAACCTCGCCGCCGAACGTCTGGTGGATTACCTGAAGCGCTACGCCATGAGCCGGGAACTTGGCACCGATGACCCGATGTACCAGCTCGGCATGACCATGATCGAGCGTAACCGCCAGGGTGATCTGGACTACAAGTCGGTGAGCAAGCTGTACGAACTTGAGGACCGTTTCGACAGCGAATACACCGAAATCATGGACCTCTTCCGTGAGAGCAATGTGGTGTACAAGACTGCGGTGAACTACTATTTCCACAAGCGTGACGAGAATGGTGTCTGGCGCCGTATCGAACCTTCATTCTGTCGTTTGTGATATGGAAAATACAAAGAATATCGCACCACACGTGATGGCTTGCAAACGCTGTGAGGGTAAAGGACGTATTTTTTACACGGACCGGGACGGGGCTTCTTCCTCCTGCAACTGTCCCGTCTGCCTGGGCAGCGGACGTGTGAAGGTCCAAAGCAAGGTGATTACCCGTATCGAACCGTTTGTTCCCGGTAAGGATGATACCGAACTGCTGACCATGTGATTTTGTTCACACTCTAAACAGAAAAAACGCCGCATCCGTTGTGATTGTGGCGTTTTTCTTTTTCCTGATATGCCAAATGCCTAATTTTGCAGTAAATAACTCTTATTTATGGCCAAAGGACGAGACAAGAACCTGATAGAACTTCGTGATGAAGCCCTGTGCCGCCGTTACTATTACTGGACGGAGGTGCAGCGTCTGCGCTTTGACGACGCCCTGAAGGTGTTGTCCCGTCAGGAGTTCTTTATTTCGGAGGAACGCATTATGGCCATTATCCGCCGTAAGTGCCGGGAACTGAAGGACCTTGAGGTGAAGCCCGTCCCGAAGGTTAAGAAACCCCGCCTGACAGCCGTCCAGCTTTCCCTGTTCACGGGGGAATGAACATTTCCCTTACTGCATGGCCGACTCGTCATGCAGCGTGAAGGAATAAGCCGTTTCGTACACCTTTATGTTTCCTGGCAGGGAATAATCCCGGTTCTTGACCCTGACCAGCGGTGTGCAGTCTTCCGTGCACTGGAACCCCTGCAAGGCCTTGTACAGTTCCTTTGCCTTCATCTGCCGTTCCCTTACTTTGTCATAGGTACCTGAAGTGTAGTGCGTGTCGTCGTAGCAGTCCACGGCCAGCCTTACGGTGACAAGCGACATGCTTTTCTGTACCCCGTATCCGAAGTCTTTCCAGTCCGATTCCGTATTCCCTATGAGTACGCAGGGGAAGGTGACCGGGTAATGTTCCTCTTCCGCTCCGGTTTCGAGCTGTCCGTAATCCTCGTCAATGTATGAGAGCTCCGGCATCTTTTGGGCGATGCGTTCCATGATTGCGATGAATATTTCTTCCATGTGTTTATAAGTTTAAAATGTTTCTGATTTCGTTTTCTGTTTTTTCCGTTATCCTGTCGGACAGTTCCCGGCTTTCTCCGATAAACTGGCGTTGCGGTATTTTTATCCGGAGCTTTTTCTTTTTGGTGAGCGCCAGTCTTTTCCATCTTAATGCCTCCGGGTTCTCCTGTGGTTCATTATTTGCGGCAGAACCCTTCTTTTTGCCTTTTCTTTTGTCCGTGGCGGCTTTTTTAGCCTTCCCTGAAGCCTGGTAATACTTTGCCCATGCAAAACGCCGCATTTGGGGCGTGACAGTCGGATGAACTTCTCCTCCCCAGTTGTGGACGGGCGCGTATATGAGGTCATTGGCCACTCTTACCCGGTAGTCCGTCGGCACGTACTTGACGGAGCTGAAGAGGTGGTCCCTCCCGGAGAGCAGCGTCCCGTAGTTCCCGGCCGCATCCGTCCTTCCAGATGAAAGCCTTTTCGCTTTCGGCCACGGGTGCAATCCTCCGTTTACGAAACCTTCCCGGCGGAAGTTGTCCTGGAAATGGTCTTTTGCCATTCGTCCGGCGATAACCGGCATCTTTCGTTTCATTAGACCATCCAGTTCTTTCCGTTTGGCATTTATCAGCCTTGAAAATTCTTTTATGTCCATAAATTATAGAGTTTAAAAAATAATTTTATACTTTTGCAAACAAGGCGTTTTATGTGCCTTTTTGAGTTATGGAAATACCCGAGCAAGTGTCAGAATTAGCAAACATCCACGGTTATAACTCCGTTGTTTTATCAGCCAGTTCCCCTGAAGGAAGCATCTATTCCGTGGGCTGTGTTGACGGGGATGGTTTTGAGTTGCCTGTCGGTCTTCCCGCCTTTATTCTGTTCGACGGCCAGTCCTGCCGTCTGGTGGACGGTGAGGAGGGGCTGGCACTTTCTTCCCGTTTATTTGGTGATAAATAGTCCCATGATTTTGGGATTTACCAATTTGTTGTCTATTCTTATCACTCCCACACAGTTGGCTTTCATGTTCTGTATGTAATTGCTTGCATCATCCTTTCCGGTTTGCGGGTCGAAGAACCTTGTCTTTCCTTCAGTCACCTCCGCGCAGAACACGTGTGCGGAGCCGCCTTTCCAGGCACAATATATCTCGTATATTCCGTCCTCTGTGAATTTTTCCCTGAAGTATTCCTTCAGTCGGTTTGCGTTCATTACTTGATATCCCTTTCTGACCTGCCATTTATAGGTATAGTCATAATCCGGCTTTGTTCCGTCCCGGTTCAGGAAACGTTCTTCCCATGTGATACCTTGTTTTGCCATTTCATTGTATGCGCTTTGTCTGATGTTGGGTTTTGCCTCGGTGTCAAACCCTAACCTTCTGAGCATGTGTGTCACGGTGCAAGTCTGGCAATTCACGCGGTATCCTTCCTCTTTTCCGAATTTCGGATTTTCCTTTCCCTTGTTTGCCTGTTCGTATGTCATCGGCTTGCCTTTGGTAACGCCGAGTGCCTTTTCTATCTTGAGATTGTTGCGGGCAATGTCGGTTTTTTCCTCCAGCGTCAGGTTGTCTGGCATTTCGGCTATCATCTCGTTGATGCGCCTGGTCAGTGCGTCCACGGCTTTTCTTGCTCCCGGATGCGCTTCAGTAACGTAGGGGTGTTTGTCTGAAAACAGTTTGCCGTCTTTTCCCGGATTGTTTTCCAGACCGTCATGTGCCTTGTTCTGCCCGTTTTCGTCCGGTACTGCTGTCGGCGCTTCATCCGTTGATGAGAGCGTACACTTGCAGTTCCACCGGTCCCCCGGCCTGTGCTCGTTCCAGAACGGATCATCGACGGGGCGTATGGTTCCCCAGAATATTCTGTGGTCCGCTCCCGGGTGTACGGATGTGGACGGCATCCATTTGAGGTTCGGCAGGATATCCTTCTCCCGCTCGAACTGTCTCCAGTCGGCCGCCTGATGCGCCCGTATGACTGCCGTGTCGTATTCTGTACGCATCCAGTCTACCATTTGGTGGTCCGCTATGGGCATGACGAGTTTCAGCCACTGTTCAAACGGCCTTAATTTGCCGTTTTCGTCCAGCAGTAGCGCTGCCATGTCGTTTTGTGCCCGGTGTACCTTGAAAGCCGCGAACACGGCGTTGTTCATTCGGATTTCCCGGTAGAAGTCATAATCCGGATCATCGGGTTTCCGTGCCCCAAACCCCTTGTCCGTGGCGTTGTTCATTGTTTCCCATGTGGCTTCGAACAGGTTCTCCTCGATTTCCGTCAGGGGGTGGAAGTCTTTGCTGTAGATGTTCTTCAGGGCTTTCTTCAGTACCTCTTCATCGAACGAGAATAAAGTTTCCACCTGTTTGTCCTCCATTCTGTAGAGGTCGTTCATCACCATTCTAAAGCTGCCCCGTCTCTCCCCGGGGCTTTCCCGAAAAAACGTTTCAGCCAGTTGTACGCGTTTTTAAGGGCGTTTTTCTTTTCTTTGGGTGTTCCTTTACCGTGCTTTTCCAGTTCCGGTTCTTCTTTCGGATCCGGTTCATCCTCTTCCGCCTTTTCAGTCTCTCGGGCCTTCTCCGCCTCGATTTCCGCCGCTTTCTCCTCCTGACGTTTTTTTAGTTCGTTGTAGTTTGCCGGTTTCTCGATCCCGAATTCCCCGTAGAGGTAGTCGTCCCCCACCGGCAGGTTGAAGTTCGTGCGCAGCTGTGTGAGGATGGACATCTTTTTCTCCGGTTCGATAAGCTTCTTTTCCGGATAGCAGAACTCCCCGCCTGTGGTGTCTATTCCGAGCATTGCGAATATGTCGGCCATGTCATAGTTGAGCACGTCGAGGATGTCCTGCCTGTCGGAGAGCGTCACTTTCTCCTCCACGTCCTTGTGTACTGTTCCCAATGCCTGTGTGCCCTTGTCGGATGCTTCGGTGGTGAGCGTGTTTCCGAGGAACAGCTTTGAGATTTCGTTGTTGCAGCGCTCGCAGAGCTTGTCGTAGAGGTCCGCGCTCCCTGTCTTGTTCGCGGCTTCCACGAGCTTGAGCACCGTATCCTCCGCGTGCACGAAAACCGACAGGCTTCCGGTGCTGTCCGCGTCGTTCAGCGCCTTCTGCCGTGCCTCGTCGTCATCCGTGGGATACGTGTACTCCCTGATGGGCGCTCCGAACACTTCCGCGAACTGTGCCCAGTCCGCCACGTCGTTACGTTTGTATATCACCCAGATGGCTGCTTTCACCAGCAGCCCGGGATCGTTGGGTGAACCGATGAACAACAGGTCCGGGTACTCGTCCCAGGACGTCCCGGTGGTGTCCGTCTGGTGTCGCAGTATGAGCCTGCGCACGGGATCGACGTGTTTGCGCGGTATCAGGTCGTAGTTCACCCATTCCCCCTTGCGGTAGAACTGCACGAGTGAGAACCCCCAGAATTTGGCGTCCAGGATGTCCCCTATGAACTTCCGGAACCATGGGGACCTGATCTGCTTGTTCACCTTCTCGTCCGGCTTCCCGTTCCTGCGGAATTCTATGGAAGATGCCAGTGCGGCATTCTTCCGTTTCTCAATGACACTTGTCAGGTGCGTGTCCATGAGTATGTCGCTGAACAGGTCGTACAGCCTGAACCGTCTGGAGTAGTCCACATTCTCGAAAGCCCTTACCGCGAGCATGTAGTCCGCTATGTCTATACCGAACCTTTTGGGCTGTGTCAGTATGATGGTTGCGGGTCCTTTCTGCCCGGGCCTCGGCAGGTTCCCGCTTTGGGTTATCTTTCCGGCCCCTTTCTTTCTATTGCTCATATTACCAATGGTTTACACGTTTACGGTTGCTTTTGATAAGGAAATTTGATTTTGCCGCCCTCGTCTCTTCGGACAGCAGGGGCAGGCCGTCCACCGATATCTCCTCGGCCGCCACGGCTTCCAGCCATTTGACGGCCCTTTCGTGGCGTTCCTTCCGCAGCGGTGACAGGTTCCTCGGGTTATGTATGCAGAAGATGTGGTACACGGCTATGTCGATGGCCATCATCAGGACAAGCTGGTTGCGTTTGTCACCGGTTGCCGTGAATATTTTGTCACAGTCGTAACGTCTGGAAAGGTAGCAGCGCATCTCGGCGACAGCGCGGTCCTCGCATATCTCCACGACGGCGTCGTCCTCCCTTGTCAGTGCGTCCAGAATCTCGCGGTGTATGCTCGCGTCGTAGTCTGAAAGTTCTATAAATTTGCTCATAATGATAGGTATTGAAGTTTACACTCTGTACTTGTTTTGTGACCGCGTGCTTTTCCTTGTGACAATGACGGGCTTTTCCGACTGTCTGGCCTTGCGGTCTATAATTCTGTTCCCTCCCTCCACGCAGTCGGGTCCGTCTGCCGGATAGGTCAGTTGCAGGTTGAACAGCTTGAACTGTTCCGCCATCCGTTTCATGTGCGGGTTGTCCTTTTCAGCCTCGTTGAGTATCAGGTTCCCCTCTCGGTTGAGCGGTTCCAGGTTCGCCTCGATACGTGTGGCCTTGTCGGTTTTCTTCTCCTCGTCTCCGGTGATGTACAGTGATATTTTCCTTTCCCTGCGTATCCGCCGCACGATGGGCTGGAATACCTGCTGGAAAAAAGGATCCTGTAACTTGTTGTTCTCCATGTAACAGTACACGGTTGTTTTCCCGCCCACGAACTCCAGCAGCTTGATGTACCACTCTACAAATTCCGCGTTCAGCCCCCTGTCCAGGAACGTTTTTATCAGATAAAGCCTTCCCGCGAGTTTCCCGAGCAGGCACACCGTTTTGGTGGAACTTTTTTTCGTCTTGTTCTCTCCCGGTGCGGGGTCCCCGTATATCACCAGAAACTTGAACCTGGAAAGTGCCGGCACTTTCCCATAGGTGATCTCCGCGAACACGCCGCCGTCCACTACCGGGTTGTTGAAGAACTCTTTCTGTGCCGCCGCCGCGCTCACCAGTGAAAGGAAGAGGTCTATATCCTCCTCGGAGTTCTTTTCGGGCCATACGGACAGCCCGTCCTTTCCCCGGATGTTGATGATATCCACGTGCCCGATTCCTTTCGCCTTCAGTTCGGTGGCCTTTTCGATGGCCCTTTTGATGCAGCAGTCCGGCGCGATGATGTTCCCGTTGAACAGGATGCGGTAGTTTCCCGATACGGACATGGTCGGTATCAGTGCCTCCTCGAGCCATTTCCATTTGGTTTTGATTCGTTCCGGATTCCGGCACTCCTCGTCGGTGTCTATATCGTCCACCAGGATGAAGTCCGGGCGGAAGTTCTTGTTACGCGTACCGCGCGGTGACTGCCCGGCTCCGATGGCGCGGAAGGAGCACCCGCACATGCAGGTGAATTCCCCGGTTTCCCACGCTCCCGGTTTTTTCTGCTGTCCGTAGTCCTGTATGATCCGCTGGTTCTCTTCGAAGTTCGCCATGAACGGCAGCAGTAGCCTTTCCGCATTGTCTGCCGAGTTGGAGATCAGCAGCACGTTGCGTATTTTTTTTGTCAGTGCCAGTTTGGAGATCTCCATCATGGAGCGTGCGGATTTCGCCAGCTCGCGTGACCAGGCCCTTACCTCGTACCAGCGGCTGTTCCTCATCATCCGCCCGGTGGCTTTCTTGTGGAAGGCGGCGGACTCGCATGTGCAATACATGGCGAAGTAGTATTTGAACCACTCCTCATCGTTCTTCTCCAGCCTTTCCCGCCTCTGTCTGATTTCCGTTTCCGTGTCCGTGGGGTTGATGTCCGAATGTTCTCGCACGGATGCCACCAGCTCGTTCCAGTTGTCCAGCGCGAGCCTGTCCTGTGTTGTGAGTCTTTTTTTTGCCATGTCAGGATAATTTTGATTTGACAAACGCGTCCAGAAGCGGGGTGATCTCCTTCGCCTGCGTGGAATCGTAGGTCCGCACCCATTTGAGCAGGTCGGAGAATACAGAGATGATGTCCGCCAGCCCCACTTCTGTTTCCAGTTTCTTGATGGCGTTCGACAACTTGGAAATGGTGTCCGCTTCCGCGGCGTTCGGGAACCGTTCCCCTTCCGGTTTTCCCATGATGGCGTTGTTGAGTTCCGCCAGCTGCCGGTACAGGTTCTTCAGCTGCTCCTCCCGTGTGATGGTTATGGAAGCCTTCAGCTGCTCCCAGTTTCCTTTGCCTATCCAGTTGTTCACCGTCACCCGCGAGACCCCCACACGCTCGGCTATTTCCGCCTGCGTGAGCGTCTCTCGGGTGTAGAGCGTTTTCGCCCATGCCTTTTTCTGTTCGTTTGTAAGTTCGGCCATGTTACCTCCTTTTTTACGTGCAAAATTGATAAGGAAAAGGAGCGAAAAAAAATACGCTCCGCATGATGACATTTTAAAGCGTCATGGCAATCTTTTAAAGTTTCCATGATGAAAACGCGGTTTGAAAAAGGCTTTTAATCCCCCTAATTTCGCACCGTAAACTTTGCAGGAAAGGACCTGCCAAAACGATAGTGACATGAGTAGATTTTTCAATATGATACCCGGGACCGATGCCTGCTGCATCCTTCTTTATGGTGACATCGGCGAGTATGGCGATGGTGTGCGCAGCGGTGATATCGCCCGTGAGCTTCTGGAAGCGGAAGCCCTGACCGGGAAGGTGGACGTGCGCATCAACAGCAACGGCGGCGAGGTTTATTCGGGCATCGCCATTTTCAATGCCTTGAAGAACAGCAAGGCCGACATTACCATTTACGTGGACGGAATCGCCGCCAGCATGGCCTCCGTTATCGCCCTTTGCGGCAAGCCCGTGCAGATGAGCCGTTACGCCCGTCTGATGCTTCACAGTGTTCAGGGCGGCTGTTACGGCAACAAGGATGAGATGAAGAACTGCATCCGTGAGATCGAGGCGCTTGAGGATACCCTTTGCGAGATGTATGCCATCCGTATGGGTAAGGCCAAGGATGAAATCCGCGCGATGTATTTTGACGGCAGGGATCACTGGCTTCGTGCCGATGAAGCGCTGGCGCTTGGGCTTATTGACGGTATTTATGACGCTGACCCGGTGCCTGAGGACAGTACTCCCGAACAGGTATTCCAAATATTCAATAACCGGCTGCAACAGCCACAAAACGAGAATGACATGAATTTAGACGAACTCAAGAAACGTCCTCGCTTCACGAATTGTGCGACGGACGATGATTTCCTCCGTGAAATCGGGCTTCTGGAGACGGAAGCCGGCAAAGTGCCCTCCCTGAATGCGGAAGTCGACCGCCTTAAGGGTGAGCTGAAGGTGTTCCAGGACAAAGCGGAGGCGGATGATGCCGCCGCGCGCAAGCAGCTGCTGGACGCCGCCGAGAAGGACGGGCGTATTGATGCCTCCACCCGCCCGATTTATGAGAACCTGCTGGCGAAGGACCGTGAAAACGGTGAAAAGGCCCTGGAGAAGCTCTCTCCCAAACGCAGGGTCATGACTGATGTGCGCACGGAACCGGACAATGAGGGCCCGTGGAACAAGCGCATGCGTGAAATTCAGGAAAAGTTGAATCGTAAATAATAGAACCGGACTATGGCAATAGTAGTAAGAAACACCAATTACAACGGCGAGGTGCTGGAAAAGATCCTGACCCTTGCCACCACCGGAAATGACCTTGTCGAAAAAGGACTGATCATGGTTATTCCCGGAGTGGAGAAGAAAATCAGTCTGCCGCGTATCAAGACCGGCAGGATGTTGCAGAAACGTAAGGAGAACCCTACACTGGAGGACTCGAAAGGTAATTTCAACTATTCGGAGAAATCCCTTGACCCCGAGGACTTCATGGCGTTCACCACCTTCAACCCGCGCGCGTTCGAACATATCTGGCGCAAGTGGCAACCGAAGGGCAACCTCGTGTTCTCCGAGCTTCCGCCTGAAGCGCAGAACACTCTGCTTGACGAACTCAGCAAAAGTGTGAAGTTCGAGCTCGGATGGCATTATATCAACGGTGAGTTCGGCGATGATGACGACCACCTTTTTAACGGCATCCTGACACAGGCTGCCAGAGATACGGAGGTTGTTGTCGTGTCCGCACCTTCCGACACGTCCAGCATGCTTGCCAAACTGAAGGCGGTACGTGCAGCTGTCCCCAAAGCGTTGCGTGAGAATCCGAACCTGCGTATCCTGATGAGCATCGATGACTTCGACAAGTATGACAACGAACTGACCGAACGCGAATACAAGAATGCGAGCGAGACCGACCTGAACAAGAAGCGTTACAAAGGCATCACCATCGAGACGCTGAACTCCTGGCCCGATGACCTGATTGTGGCCACCATCTGTTCCCCGTCGGCTGACGGCAACCTGTTCGCCGGTGTGAACCTCCAGGATGACGAGGAGGTAATTCAGATCGACAAGTGGATGAACTCCAGCGAGCTTTATTTTTTCAAGCTCCTGATGAAGGCCGATACGAATATCGCATTCGGCGAGGAGTTCGTGGTTCTGGATACCCGCAAGTCCCCGGTATTCAAGCCTGCGGAGAAGACATTGTCCGCCGATCCGACGGAGGTGACTATCAAGCCGGAAGGCGGCAGCCAGGATGTTGCCGTGACCGCCTCCGGCGAGTACAGCGTGAGCGCATCCCCTGCGGGCTTTACCGTGTCCCCGACGGATAACGGTATCCGTATCTCCGCCGCAGCCAATACGACGGGAAAGGACAAGAGCGGGGCTGTCACCCTGACGCTGGACTCCGACAAGGCCAGGACCGTGAAGATAACCGTCAGTCAGGCAAAACAGGAGGCGTAGGCATGGCAAAGTTGAAGTATCTGGTAATTCACTGTACGGCTACCCCGGAGGGGCGTGAGGTGTCATCGGCGGACATCCGCAAATGGCATACTTCTCCGGTGTGCCGGGGAGGAAGAGGCTGGAAGCAGGTGGGCTATACCGACCTGTTCCACCTGAACGGGGGTGTGGAACGTCTTGTAGACAACAACGAGGACGCCGAGGTGGACCCTTGGGAAGTGACCAACGGAGCCAAAGGTTACAACAGTGTGAGCCGTCATATCGTATATGCCGGGGGAGTGGCCGGGGACGGAAAGACCCCGAAAGACACCCGCACGGCTTGTCAGGAGAAGGCGCTGGAGAAGTATGTGAAGGATTTCCACCGCCGATTCCCGGATGTTCGCATTGTGGGTCATAACGAACTGGCGGCGAAAGCCTGCCCCAGCTTCGATGTACAGAAATGGCTGAAAGAAATAGGTATTAACCAATAAATCAAAAGACAGATGAAACGATTTCTATTATTTTTTGCACTGATGCTCGGATTCGTATCCGTGGCTTTTGCCCAGGATGGTGTAACCCCTGAGGCTGACTATGACGCGATGATTGCGACTTTTGCCGGTTTCGCCGGCGGCGTTGTCCTCCTTGTGGAGGGCATCAAGAAACTTTTTCCAAAAATGTCAGGCATCTGGACGCAGCTTGTGAGCTGGCTTACCGGCATTGCCGCCGCGATGCTGCTTTGGTGGCTTGACGCGGGCTTTGTGGCGGATGTGGAGTGGTATATCGCCCTTCTTTACGGTCTGGGTTCCTCCCTTGTGGCCAACGGCATTGCCGATACGGGTTTCATACAGTGGCTGATCGGCCTGTTCGCCAGAAAGGCGTCAGGCAAATAGCCGGTTGTCCGGCCTGGATGCGCTATGGATTTCAACGAGCTGCTGAACCTTGTCCTGGGCGGCGGTCTTGCCACCGCCCTGACGGCCCTGATAACCATCAGGCCTACTGTCAGGAAGGCGAACGCCACGGCCGAGACCGTGCGTATCGACAACGTGGACAAGGCCACGCGCATCCTGATAGAGAATATTGTCGAACCGTTAAAAGAAGAACTGAATGCAACAAGAAAGGACCTGCAGGCGAACAAACGCGAGATGGCACGGCTCAGGAAGGCTATTGACACGGCCAACAGTTGCCGCCATCATGACGATTGCCCTGTGCTTGGCGGGCTGCGCAAGCAGCAGGAAGAGCACGATGGCGGAGAAGATACAGACGGAAGCGGCAAGCGCCGACAGCGCGGGCGGAAGTCGGCGGGCGGGACTGGTGATGGCGGGGATACCGGCGAGTGCGGTGAAGCTGACGATACCGCCGGACAGCCTCCGTAAACTTCCTGAAGGTGCCGTGTTCCATGGTAAGAGCGGGCAGGCGAATCTGACCGTAGGCAGTGACGGCAGCGGGAACATCGTGGCCGAAGCCTCGTGTGACAGTCTGCAGCAGCTGGTGCTATGGTATGAAGAAGAGCTGGCGCGCATCCGCAGCGAGACCAGGAACGGAACTTTAAATGACGTTCAAACGGAAGAAAAACGCCCTCCGAACCCGGTACGGGTGTTTATCATAGGTGTATTGGCCGGCTTGTTTGCCGGGGTATTATTAACTATCAAACTGAAGAAATGATGAACAAGAATTTCATGTTCGGCATCGGTGCCGTGAAATACAAGGACTTTGTGGTGGGCTATATCGAACCCGGTTCGTTTGATATGGGCGGGGTTAAACCTGAATCGACCAAGATAAACGCGGAACAGGTGCCGGGAACTCCTGTGCTGATTATTCCGCAGAGCAACGGCGGTATCGCCCCCACGTTCAATGTCATCCAGTTGAACTACGAGAATCTTCATAAACTGCTTGGGGGCTCCCTTCATTACAAGAAGGAGGATACGGAAAAGAAAACTCCTGTGGGCTGGACCGCTCCTACATCGGCCGTGCTGATGGACGGTCCGTGGGAACTCAGCCTGGTTTCCGGACAGAGTGTACTGATACCGAACGGTACGTTGCTTTCCAACCTGGGCGGCAAACTGACGCTTACGGAAACGGCCAAGATAGAATGCACGCTTGAGGTGGCTATGCCGGCGAACGGTTCGCAGCCTTACGGTGTGTTCGATACGGAAGCAATACCGGATGAGTGGAAACAGTACAAGCTTCCGGCAGCGGAAGCAGCCGCGTCTGTACAGGCCAAAAGCAGAAAGGATTAAGGTATGGCCGACCGATTGGAACAACTGATAGAAATGGAATGTGCGGACGCGCTGCTTGACAGCGGCGTGTCCGTTCCTCTTAAAAAGTGGAAGCTGCCTTGGCTGAAACGTCCCGTGGAGATGCGTGTGACGATGAAGCGGCCGCGATTGCGGGGGCTGATATTGCTGGCCAGGGAATACCTGAAGATGGGTGTCAAGCCCGACTGGCAGCCGAAGGACAAGGCGGAGGAACTGGCCTTTGTGGCGGAGCATGGTCAGGCAGTGAGCCGGCTGCTGGCCTATACGGTATGCCGGGGCTACGTGTCGTGGCATGCGGGTATCGGTCTGACGGCCTGGGTACTGCGGAACTTCGTAGAGTGGCGCTATCTGACGGCCATGTTCCGGACATTTGAGCGGATGATGGGCACGGAGGATTTTATGCGTATTATCAGGTCGGCAGCGCGGGCGAACCCGATGAAGCCGAGACTGAGCCGGGCAAGGAAGGGGAGTTAAGAACCCGTTATGAGGGTTCCCATAGCCCTTTCGGCTTCGTGTGGCAGATAGCGACCGCGACCGGTTGGAGTGTGGACTACATCCTGAACGGTGTGAACTACCAGACGCTGATTATGATGCTGGGCGACGCGCCCCGGTATGTGCGTCAAAAGCAAGGTAGCGGAAACCATGATTCCAGACCGGAGTCCAGCGCGGAAGATGAAGCGAATGATATTGTAGGATTTTTTCAAAGCAGACTGGAATGAGCAAACCTGTAGAAATTGAATTTTTAATGAAGGACAAACTCACGCCCGGCATGGATAAGGCCGAGCGTGAGGCGCTGGAACTGCGTAATACCGTCAGACTGCTGGAGGCTGAACTGGAAAGGCTGCGCCTTGCCGGTGAGACAGCCGCCCCCAACCTGGACCAGCGTGCGAACATCGCACAGATTAACGCGTTGGAAAAGCATCTTGAGGAGTTGCGTTCCAGGCTGAAGCAGCTGCAGGAGGAATCGGAATCCGTACAGGTTACGCCTGCGGATGTGCCCGACGCCCGACGCCAACTGGGCGGCCTGCACAACAGCATCCAGCAGATAGCCCGTGAAATGCCCTCGCTGGCCATGGGACCTCAGATGTTCTTTATGGCCATCAGCAACAACCTGCCGGTTTTTACAGACGAGCTGGCCCGTGCCCGGAAGGAATACGACGAGCTGCAGAAGTCCGGCAAAAAAGGGATACCGGTATGGAAGCAGGTGCTTTCCTCCCTCTTTTCATGGCAGACAGCGTTCACCACCGGCATCATGCTGCTGGTGATGTACGGTGACGAGTTCGTGGCGTGGACAAAAGACTTGTTCAGTGCCAGGAAAGGTGTGGACGAATTCAACATATCACTCAGGGAAATGACCGAGATAGAAAAGGACGGCCGCGCCCAGATGGTGCGTACCCGTTTCGAACTCAAATCGGTCATCGACGAAATAAAGAATTTCACCGGCAGCAAGGAACAGGAAAAGGCCAAGGTGGAGGAACTGAACCGCAAGTACGGGGAAAGTTTCGGCTACTATCAGACACTTTCTGAATGGTACGATACTATCAGAAAGAAAAGTGAGGATTATGTGCAATCCCTGTTTCTCCAGATGAAGGTTCAGAGTTTAGTAAAAAAAGCATCAGAAGTCGATGATAAGATTGCAGAGACAGAGGCGAAGGATGAAAGCGAATTTGATACATGGTGGGGGTATGGCGGAAAGATTGACCGTTTCTTTTCTTCCGACCAGTCCTACAAACAGAATAATAATGGTCGCTGGAAAAAAAAGGAGGAACTGGAACGGCTGCAAAAAGAATACGACGGTTATATTGGTGCTGCTGAAAATCTTGCCAAAGAACGTATTGAACTTGATAAAAAGGCAGGAATAGGCGGACATACCGACCCCGAACAGTCCGGTAAGAATGCGGAAGCGGAAGCCAAACAGCGGCTTGCCGCCGAGCGCAGGCTGGCGCAGGAACTTGCCGCCCTGCAGGCAGAGAACCGGAAGGCAGAGATAGACCGCATGCAAGCCGGCACCGAAAAGAAACTGGCACAAATCGAATATGACTATAACGCGAGGAAAGAAGAAATTAACCGACAGGAAGCAGCCTGGAAGCGGGAGAACAAGGAAGCCGGTCTGTCCACCGGAGATAACGGACTTACCCGGGAGCAACAGGATGAACTTGAAAAAGCCCGTGCCTCAAATGCCGAGTCCCGGAAAAAAGCGGAATCGGACGTGTACAGGGAAGAGGCGGAAGCCATGCGTGACTATTTGAAGGAATACGGGACATTCCAGCAGCAGAAACTGGCCATCGCTGAGGAATATGCGGAGAAAATCCGCAAGGCGCAGTCTCAGGGAGAAAGGCTGACTTTGGAGAAGCAGCGTGATTCGGCTGTGCATAAAGTGGATATGGAAGCCCTTTCCCAAAAGATAGACTGGGGGGCGGCATTCGGGGACTTGACCGGTCTGCTTGCAGACCAGATGAAGAACCTGCTTGGCGAGCTTAAACAGTATGTCAAGACGGATGAGTTCAAAAGTTCGGGAGCAGCAGACCAGCAGGTCGTCTACGATGCCATTGAACGTATTCAAAGCATGCTTCCCGGCGGAAACGGGACATTGGATTTTGCCCGGTTACAAACGCAGATGCACGCTTTGGGGGATGCCGTAACACGCGTGCAAAATGCGGAACTGCTACAGGAAGCGGCATTCAGCCGGTTGAAGGCGGCGCAGACCGATTACAACAAAGCGCTTGAGAACGGCAACCAGGCAGAAATAGAACGTACCGAAATCGCTCTTCAAATGGCCCAATCGGCCAGTGCTTCAGCTGACGAAGAGTACCAGAATGCCACTTCCGAAATGAAAACACTTGCCGGGGATGTGAAAATAGCCTCCCAGGACACGGTTGACGGATTGAACATGGTATCCGACGGATTGCACGGTTTTGCAAGCGGAACCTTACAGGGGTCATTTGAAGGAATTCAGAATATGCTTACCGGGCTGTCAAAACTGAATATTGGGGGCAAGGTCGGTGATGCCATCAGTCAGATGTCCGAGACCCTGTCAAGTGCCGGAGTCATCGGACAGATTATATCGGCCATTCTTTCCATACTGGATTTGCTGAAAGACGGTATTGGCCCGATTATCTCATCATTGATAGACACCATCTTCAATGCGATAACCGGAATGCTCGACAATATCCTCAGTGGGGACCTGTTCAAACAGATAGGCGGTTCCCTTGTGAATGGTATCGGAGGATTGCTGAATACGGTGTCTTTCGGAGGTTTCAACAAGCTGTTCGGCATTGGCGGAAATGCCAAGGAGGTACAGGCCGCAATAGACCGCCTTACGGACCGGAACGAGAAACTGCAGACTTCCATCGAAGATCTGACCGATACCATCAAGGCAAGCAAGGGGACTAAATCGGTGGAAGCTTACCGGGATGCGTACAAATACCAGAAGGAGACGAATGCGAACTATCTGCAGATAGCGCAGGAACAGGCACGTTACAGCGGCAGCCACCATTCCTGGAACTACTACTGGGGCGGATTCAGTCAGGCACAGATTGACAAACTGAGCGGGCAGATAGGCCGCCAGTGGGACGGGAACCTGTGGAGCCTGAGCCCGGAGGAGATGAAGGCACTACGCAGCAACGTGGATATGTGGACTCAAATCCAGAACACCGGCAAGGGCGGCTACGGCGGGCGACTGACCGAGAAGCTGGATGACTATATAGACCAGGCCGGCAAGCTGGAGGAGCTGACCGACCAGCTGTATGAGGGGCTGACCAGTATTTCATTCGACGGTATGTACAGCAGCTTCATCGACAACCTGATGAACATGAAGTACGGTGCCAAGGATGCGGCTGAGGACATTTCGGAATACTTCATGCGTGCGATGCTGAGCAATAAGATCGGCGAGCTGTACAACGATAAGCTGAAGGGCTGGTGGGAGAAGTTCGGCAAGGCGATGGAGGACAACGATCTGACCGAAGCGGAACGGAACGCGCTGACGGATGAGTACATGCAGTATGTGGAAGAAGCCATGAAGCTCCGTGACAAACTTGCCGCCGCCACGGGCTACGACAAGGTGCAGGAGGAAGGCACGGTGCAGACGGGCAAGCCCGGCGCTTTCACCGCCATGACGCAGGAGCAGGGCACGAAGCTGGAGGGCATGTTCACCGGCGGTCTCCGGCATTGGGCAAGCATGGACAGCGGCATCGAGAACGTCGCGGAGAAGATGAGCGCTGCCGAAGGATACCTGGCTAAAATAGAGGAGCACACCAGGCTGGGTACCGCCTGCCTGGGCGAGATAAAGGAAGATATACGTACGATAAAACGTGACGGTATAAAATTTAACTGATATGGCAGATATACTGAGCGGTCTGGTGCTGGTAAACGGCACGGACATCTGGACTGAATACGGTGTATTCCTGGTGGAAGACCGGCGCGGTGGCATGGAGAACCTGACGGCCATCCTGACCCCGAGCAAGGCCAAGAAGGACACGGCCGTGGATATACGGGAGGAGCACGGGGAGAAATACAGCGCCGTGCTCACCCCGAGGAACGAGGCGCGTGACGTGACGCTGAACTTCGCCCTGTTCAACCGGACAAAGGCGGGATGGATGAGACAGTACTTCGCCTTTGTGAACTTCCTGAAACAGGGGAAAGACGGCTGGCTGGACATCAGCCTCCCCCAGTTGGGGCTGCAGCTGCGGTTGAAATATGCGGACTGCACGAAGTTTACCCCGCTGACCTATCTGTGGAGGGAGGGAGTGCATGCGGGCAAGTTCAAGGTGAAGTTCCGTGAACCCGTACCGGTCATCTGACGGATTAAAAAGACATTCAAACGGCATTTAAACGATAACCGAACATGATTACGATATACGACAGGAAAGGAAACAGGCGGGCGGACATCGCCGCTGACGACAGCTCGACCCAGCGGAAGGAGGTGCAGGGTGACAACGTGCTGGCCCTCTCCTTCACGCACCATGCCCATATAGCCGTCGATGTGAACGACTACACGGACTTCATGGGCGAGCGTTACTGGCTGACGGAACGCTACACGCCGAAGCAGGTGAGTGAAGGCGAATGGCGTTACGATCTGAAACTGTACGGCATCGAGAGCCTCGTCAGGCGTTTCCTTGTACTGGAGACGACGGACGGCGATGCCGAACCGGTGTTCACACTGACAGCCACGCCGCGGGAGCATGTGGCGCTGGTGGTCAGTGCCGTCAATGCCGGCATGGGGGATGTCACCGACTGGAAGGTCGGGCAGGTTGACGGTACGGAACTCATCGTCATAGATTACGAGGGGATGTACTGCAACGAGGCACTGAAGGCGATTGCCGAAAAAGTGGGCGGCAAGGCCGAATGGTGGGTCGAGGGGCAGACGGTGAACGTCTGCCGCTGCGAGCACGGGGAAAGCATCACGCTGGGTTACGGCGGTGGGCTGGTTTCCCTGGAACGCGTCACGGGCAGTACGGCCGGGTTCTACACCCGCCTGTTCCCGATAGGCTCCTCGCGCAACATCGACCCGGAAAAGTACGGCAGCAGCCGCCTGATGCTTCCGGGCGGGAAGAAGTTTGTCGAGGTGGGCGTTGACGAGTACGGCATATTCGACCGCTACGAACGCGATGCCTTCAGCGGTATCTATCCCAGGCGTGTGGGTACGGTAAGCGGCGTGCGCAGCAAGGAGGTGAAGGACAAGGACGGTGAACCCTACACGGTATATTATTTCAGTGACGCTTCCCTGGATTTCGACCCGAACAGTTATGAACTTCCCGGAGCGGTCAAGCGCGTATCGTTCCAGGACGGTGAGCTTGCAGGGCTCGGCAAGGATGACGGACACTATTTCGATGTCAATTTCGACAGCGACACCCGTGAATTCGAGATTGTGACCATCTGGCCTTATGATGACGGCATGCAGCTTCCGGGTGACACGCTTGTCCCGAAGGTGGGCGACCATTATATAATCTGGAATATCCGCATGCCCGACGAGTATTATCCGTCGGCCGAAAAGGAGTTCAGCGATGCCGTAGACAAGTATAATCGGGAACACTGGCAGGACATCGGCGTCTACAAGGCCCCGACTGACCATGTATGGGTTGAGGAGCACGGTGCGGAGCTGTTCATCGGACGGCGTGTAAGGCTGGAGAGCCGGAAGTATTTTCCGGATACCGGTTACCGTGACAGCCGTATCACGAAGATTACCCGGAATGTGAACCTGCCCTCGAAGATGGACCTGGAGATAAGCGACGCCCTGAGTCCCGGAACGCTCGAACAGATACGGGACGGCATAACCGGGGTGCAGAACTATATCCGTGATGTCGCATCATCCCTTCCCGATATAATCAGGACCGGCGACCGTACCCTTCCGACGGACAACAACCTGTATTCGGCACGCCGCTGTCTGTATGACTTCTTTTCCCGGTTATATCCGGACACGGCATACGGTACGAAAACCTTCATGGACCCGGTAAGGTTCGGCGAGTTCGTAGACAGTATGATTGCCGGCAAGGGTGCAGGGATATTCCCTGATGGCCGGGCACAGGTAGAACGGTTGGAAGTCCGCGGTTCACTGTCAGTGCTTGACTTGATAATAAACCAGATTCAAGGAATGGAGTCAGATTACTCCTTCACTGAGATTGGTAAGATAGAATCCGTGGAGGATTTGGGCGAGAGCACCTATCGTTTGAAAATAGAGAAACGCACGGACTTCGACTTCATGAAGTTCCAGGAGAATGATGTCTGCTTTTCCATCATTAATACATTACTAACGGGCGGTTCCGACTATTATACAAGCTGGATGCGTATTCTTACCACCAATGCGCAGGAGAATAGCATAACGGTCGTGCTCTATCCGGACAGCGAAGTACCTGGAGGCACGAACTATCCGCCGTTGGCCGGCTACAACGTAACCCGCAGGGGTAACAGTACGCTGCCTGAAGCAGGTGGCTTCAACGAACGGGCGCAGTCGTGGATGATTTCTTCGCGTGAGGGGCGCATCATGTTTTTGGCTAACGTGTTTAAGCCAATACTGGAGGATTACAACTACTCAATCAGTATCGGCAGATTTCCCCGTACCAAGGCACTTGAAAAGCTGCCGATTTCCGAGAATGAGACAGGCGTCATGGCACAGACAGTCATTGCCGAGAAATTCTACCAACTCGACCACAACGGCGATGTCATTCCCAACAAGGTAGACCGGGGTGTCTGGTCGCTGGAAACGGCCCAGAGCGGCGCTCCTTACCGGTTTGTACAGCACGAACTGTCGAAACCTTCCGGCAGCGAATATACCCTGCTGGAACAGCATACGGTCTACCACCTTGGCTGCAAGTGGGGGTGTCTGAAGGACAAGACAACCGACGAACCAAAATGGAACTCTCCGTCATGGGGACTCCTTGAGGGCGACAGCAGGTATTCGCTCCAGCTCTCACTATCAGGCGGGGAGGCATTCGTCATAGGAGGTGTGGATGAGGTAATTTCCGGGCGCGTTTTCTATGGTACAATTGACATAACGGATGATGTGATGGCGGACGATGCTACCGAAGTGGAGTGGTTCCGCAACAGTGGCAACGTTCCGGCAGATAACCTCTGGACGCCTGAGTACGTGGATGGCAACAGGCTTGCCATTCATATTGACAACGGGAATCAGCACGGGGTCGGTTCGGATTTCGGTTTTGTAAGCAAGTCCGTGATATTCACCTGCCGGGTATTCTTTCCGGTAAATGGCAGGTTGGAGAAAGTGGATATGAATTTAGGATTTGACATCGTATAAGAATTTATAGGTATATGGGATTAAAGAGTAACAAGCAGTGGGGCCGTATTTACGTTGCCCCCCTTTCCCTTCAGGGAGAGATAATCGTACTGTCGGGCAGTCCCGTGCAGACGTATGACAAGCAGCTGCGGGAATACAGCCCCGACCGGACCCTGACACCGCTGGTCATCGTACCGAAGGTATCGGCATTCGACGAGAATATTGTATTCGGTGAAATGGAACTCACGGGGGTGGAGTGGTTCGAGGGTGCGCCCCGTGACAAGTCGGCCAACCGCATCGTCGAGGGCGAGTATTACAGCATTTCCGACGGCAGCGGCGGTGTGCCCAAATATGCGCTTACCATCAGGAAGAACATTCCGCCGGAGAAGCCGGTGGAGTATTTCGGTATCGCGATATTCACTGACCCGCGCACGAACCGCGAGGTCAGGCTCGAAAGGAGCATCAGGTCGTATTCGCACCTGTACGACAACAAGGCGTATTCGTTGCGCCTGAAGGGTGATTCCGTGATGGTGACCGACCCGCTGCGCCTGGCCGACCGTTCCGGCTATTGGGACAGGGAGATAGAACCGCAGCTTTATACAGGGACCGAACCCGTGGATGATGAACACGCCGCATACTTCTGGGACATTCTTGAAGACGGAGCATACCGTCCTGTTAAGCCGGACGACCCCGGTATTGTCTGCCATGACGTGAACGGAGTGTACACCCGCAAGCTGGTATACCAGGCGAAGTATGTCACCGGTGCAAGCTTCCGTTGCCGCGCCTGTGAATATGCGGGCAGCAGACCGCAGGCCCCTACGGACGGGCGGCTGGAAAAGGTTATTGAGGTAAAGACGGAGATGGCCGTTTCCTTAAATTGCGAAATTATCCAGACAAAGGGTTTTACCCTTTCCGATGATATGAAGCAGCCGAGCGCCTATGAAATACGCATCTTCGACAACCGCCGTGAATACGGTACAGAGTACGATGACCTTTTCCGCATCACATGGAAAGGCCAGAGTGCCAAGCCGGGCGAGCCGGAAAAGGTGCTGGCAACCGGCGGGCGGACACTGGAGTTCATTCCGGCGGACAAGGGTTTCCCGGCAAAATATATCTTCCATGTGCGGGCGGAAGTGGGGCTTCTCACAGGTGAGTCCCTGATGGGAGACGAGGAAGGCGCCGTTATCTCCTCACAGATTGACGGACAGACGGTATTCATTGCCACGGGTCCGGTATATGAATAGTAACAACTTTAAACTTTAATCAATATGTACGTAATTGTAGAAAAGGCAAAGCTCGAAGGCAAATTCTTTGGGATAATGAATACCCTTCCGGATGGCAGGGTGTACATTCCTATCAGTGAGATGCGGAATGTGGGTACTCTTCTTGACATCGACATCATCGGCTCGGCACGTGAGTTGAAAGAGTTGATTGATAAACAGCAGGAAGCGATGCAGGGTACGGAGGACATCGACCCCGGTTTCAGCGTGACACCCGGAGAGGAAGAGGAAATAGACCCCGGTTTCAGTCAGGAACCGAATCCGGACAGCGATAGTGGGGCGTCGGAAGAGGGTGACGACAGTGTGACCGGTCCGGAACAGCCGGCCGGGGCAAAGACTGACGGAAAAAGGAAAGGAGGCAGACGATGAACCAGAATCAAGTGACCGCTTCACTGGCTATCGTGGCGGTGAGCAACGGAACGACCGTCAACGGGTATGTACGCGTGGATAACGGACCTCTTATCCAAGCATGGACAAAGGGTAGTGACAAGTATACGCCGGACTTTGAAGCACTCGCAGAGGACAAACGCCCTATTGTCATCGTCGTATTGCGGGATGTGAGCAGCGGGCGCATCCTCATTCCTTCCAAACTTGTATTCAAGTACAACGGAACCGAACTTGCATTTGGGGAGGACGGGCTGTGTACTACGGAACAGTTTGCCGGTACTTTCAAACGCGTAACCGGATACAATGTAAGTGTAGACTCGCAGTCCTATCCCATGACCGGACTTCGCGTCATGAAGAACCTCGTGCCCATTTCCGGATATGACAATGACCGCATAACCGTTTCCGGGGAAGTTGAAATCGGCGGGCATACGGTCGCATTCAACGAGCTTGCGACGGATGTTGTCATCCAGGAATCATCGGGTAAACAGTATGAGTTATTCATCACTTCAGACAAGGGTACGCAGATAATCAATCCGTCCGAAGTGCTGACATTGAAGGCATCGCTGTACAGTGGCGGAGACCTTATCAACGATTTGGGCAATATCACGCTCCAATGGAAGAAGCAACTGCCTTCCGGGGAAGAGAATCTCGGAACTCAGGGAACCCAGAACATTGCCGCGAATGATATTGACGGTTCGCTGGTGGTAAGTTGTGAGGCTGTGCAGAATGCGAAGGTTATCGCCAAGGGTTTCATTACCGTGTTCGACCTCTCAGACCCTATACTGGCGGCATTCAAGGTCAAGGGGCTTGCTTCTGACGGGCAGATATATCCGGGAGAAACGGGAACGCTGACGCCGTATGCCTATAAACGCCAGTCCGGAGAGGAAGTGGCGGTGGCAAGTTGGGACTTCGCCACATTCGATGGCGAGAACAATCCGTTCACGCTGTCGGGAAAGGACAGCAACAAGTTCCAGGGCAAGGACATTGCACTGACCTATACGGATGCGGCGCGGGCCAAGACATTCAGAGTAATCGCCACGAATACAAATCCTATTGAGCTATGATGGTAACAGCGGTTTTGAGTGTCGTGGCGGTACGTGAGCCTGACCCGGTGGAATACGTTGACATCGAGTGCCAGCCGGCTGCCATCTCTGTGGACTGTAACAATGTACAGATGGTGCCGCTGAAGCTGAAAGCCCTGCACCGCAGCGGGGCTGATGCGGCCCTGCTGGACGTATTCTGGCGGCTGCATGTCCAGTCGTCCGGCAAGGACCTTGGTACGGCGGATTCCCCCGGTGCATCGTCCGAATGGGAATACTACCTTCCGTCTGACAAGTGGGGCAATGCGGATTCCGTGATTGTGGAAGCGTACCGTGATAGTGCCCGCGAGACCCTTCTTGCTCAGAAGAGGGCCAGCATTGTTCGGCAGAACCCGTCCCCCTTCCCGGTCGATGGTGACTGGAAACCGCTGCCGTTCAAATACAAGAACGGGGAATATTTTCTGGATAAGGACAAGGGGTTTGTATTCATGTGGATGAATCCGGTGGCCGGAAACAGCGAGATGCACCCGTTCGACGATGTGGCCCAAAACCCGGACACCACTTCCTGGAAATCCATCCAGGAATACCCGCTACTGGGCACGCAGCTTTTGCTTGCCAGAAAGATAGATGCAGACCTTATCGACGTGGATAACCTGAGGGTGAAGCATCTGGATGGCGCAGACGGGGATTTTACAGGCAGTGTTACCGCAACCGAAGGTTATATCGGTGCATTCGAGATAACCAACAGAGGACTTGAAAACGAAAAGGAAAATCCGACCGCGATATTGAGGATAGGCAAGGATGGCGGGAAATTTTTTGAAGTGAATGTCTCTTCCGGGGCAATGTGCGGTATTCGTGGGGATGGGATTACGGCACTCAGTTTGGGTGCCTACGGTGACCATTCAACCGGTGTAAAAGTGATAGCCCAGGCCGGATATGATACTTATGCGATAGAAGCATTGGGTAATGTAGATTTGAATGCCAGGAGCGGTGAATCGGTAAGAATAAGCAGATTACGGGCTTCCGGATTTGCTGCGGGTGTCCGCATTTTAGGCAGCAGTATGATGTCTGCCCCACCGAGCTATACGGTCAGTGATACCGATGACATTATCATATATGGAGGACCGGATCTAAGTTTTGACCCTACCCTGTTTCTTCCAAGTTCGGCTGTTACGGGTCGGATTGTATATTTGAAGAACCAGTTGAACCGGAATGTTTGGGTAAAAGGTCCCCTGATGAATGCCAATAACAGAGGCACAACGAACGCTTCTTCAATCAATCAAATATCCTGCTTTTTCGTTTTTGACGGTAGTCATTGGATTCATTTTTACTGTGGATAATGGTTATGTTGGATATGCTTTTAAAACTCAACGACAAGCTGCTGCATTTTCTTGCATGCCTTGTCATCACGCTGACAGCGGGTGAACTCTGTGCCGTTACGGCAGGCGTGACGAAAGAAGCCGCTGACTGGATGTATAAAAAGAATTGCAAGGTCGGTTCGGGCTGGGACTGGCTGGACATACTTGCGGATGCTGCCGGCATAGCGGTCGGCAGCGTATTAAGGAGATTGGTATTCGATTATTAATGTAATAAAAAGGATTATGTTAGACACATTATTGGTTGCGCTGATTATCTCAGTAGATACCGCGCAGGTAAAGGAATTTCCGCAGAAGGCGGAAGTCGAGTTCAAGAAAAATGATTTAAAAGAGAATATCATTAAGTCAGCCTTGAATTTCCATAATAGCGGGAAGAAGGACGACAAGACCTGGAACTGGAAGATTCAGGATGTGGTGTTCAGAAAAGATTAAAACAATGTTCAATTTAAAATCAAATAATTATGGGAGTTATAAAAACGATGAAGGAAGTCGAAAGCGCACTTCCCCAGAAAAAAGAGATAAATTATGTACGTGCTTTGGACAAAGAAGGCAATCCGATTTTAATCAGTAAAGATGATCTCGCACAAGTCGTGGGAGAACTGTTATGGAAAAAATTACGTGTTACAAACTCTTTTGCAATCCATTATACCCATCAAGTCCAATGGAACGGAGTAAGTCT